CAACGAATTGATTTTGAAATACCTTCTAATGTAAAATACATTGATGGTAAAAATTGTTATATTAACTTTGATGTTAAATTATCATTACCTAGTGGTGGAAATCCAACTAAACTTGTTTTAGATCCGGTATTAGGTGGAAATTGTTTAATTAAAAATTTACGCATATATTCTAATAATGGTGAACGTGTATTATTAGAAGAAATCGTAGATTACAATACTAAACTACGCATGGAATATGATTATAATTCGGATGATTCACTACGTGGTCTTCGTGCAGTAAAAGAAGGTTCTTTAACTGCGAACCCCGAAAATAGATGTACTCTTGGTTGCACGACTTCTAATTGTGTAGATACTAATACTAACCCATATTTTAAGAAAGTTGAAGGTGCCCAAGCATCTACGGACACATGGGATGACGACTCATATTTAAGTGCTAAATGTTGTATTAACTTACATTCTGGCATTTTTTTAAAATCTAATAAGATCTTTCCTTGTCTTTTGACTGGGGGCCTATATATAGAGTGCGATACTGAGGAAGCAAAATATTGCGTTCATCAGTTAGACAGTGCGATTAGAACTCGTCGTGCTTATCATAATCCAGTCTTTCACGGTATTACTGTTGGAGGGGGAGATTGGACCTCGAACGGAACGACTGGAACAACAGAAGTATTTTTCACAAAAGATAATAATATAACTAGTGTTAAGAATCTTCCATTTTGTATTGGTGAGCGTCTCGCTTTTTGTAATGGTTCCAATGTTTCGCAAAATGCTTGGTTATCTAATGCGTCGGCGGGTGCGTCGACAACCGCCATTAATCCGGTTATTGATAGTATTGATATTGAAGGCGGTTTCGTTAAAGTCGGATTCTCCGCAAGTGTTTATAATGGGTCGGCGGCGGGTGCATTCGGTCGTGATATAGTACAAGATGAATTCATAGCATATTCTGCCGCCATTGATACGGCAAATAGTGTAGCATTTACCACACTGACCGCTACAAGTTCTTATGATGCTTCGTATACTATTTCTAATGTTGAATTTGTATTACAACAAGTTGAATTATCGCCACAAGATGAAAATACAATGTTAAGTAATATTAGACAAGGTGGAATGATTGAATTCGATATTTTATCATGTACTAATTATAAACATTCACTATTAAAAGAAAATAGACAAGCAACGGTAAATCTTCCACTTAACAACTCAAAGGCAAAAACTCTCGGCGTGGTCGCAACCGACAGCACGGTTTATTCATCAGCACAGACAATTGGAGCAATCGGAACATATGTTCAAGAAGAAGATGTAGATTATGACACATACGGACAAGATACAATTTTAAGAAGTAATAGTACTAAACTGACTGGATGTATAGACCACCTATCCACATTTCAAATGTTGATACAAGATAAATTAACCCCATCAAGACCGGTTGATGTTTCACGAATTAATCTTGGACGTAGTATCTCGGCACAGCAACTTACAGAACTTGATAAATTTTTAAATCAATCAAGAATCGTTCCTCGGTCATTCCAAGAATACAACAGAAATTTTGTAATTCCTAGATCTTATGTTCTACAAGATGGTGTAATGGATTTAAGAAATATGACTAATCAATTACAGTTAGTATACAATGAAACCACCGCGCCAACAGTCAATAAAATGTTAATGTGCTTCGTCTACCACATTAGAACCATTCAGATATCGGGGGCTTCAATTAGTGTTGTATTATAAAAGGATTTTCAAAAAATTCTTACCAAAACATATTATTATTTTAATCAAATGCTTTACATATTAATTTAATTTTTCTATTGTCTTTTAAAAATTTATTTTCAAAATAAATAAATAAAAATATTAATAAAATATAAATAATTATTAAATAAATTATAATAAAAAAAAACATAAATAATTATTAAAATTTTTTGTTAAAACTTTTTTCTAAAAAGTTTATTTATGTAATTATATTAATATTTTTTTATAATCAATAAATTTTTTAATTTTTTAATATTAATTTATTTTCTTTTATTAGTTTATATAGATATGGGTTCTAAATTTCTAGAAATTAGACCAAATAATGTGCCATCGGCGCGGAATGGTGGAATTAGTCATCGTAATGGTTTACCAGTAATTAGTTTTACTATTGGTTCGCAAAATGCTTTACTTGATATGTCAAGTATTCGTCTTGTTGGAGAAATGAACTTCTGGATTAATTCAGAAGGAAGCACACGTCCAACAGCTGGTAATGCTTCTTCACTTACGGCATCGCACAAATTAGGTGTATATGGTGCGATAGAACAATTAACGTGGAGAAACTCTAAGACAAAACAGATTACGGAAAGTGTCCGGTCGTATGGTCGTTTTATGTCTTCATTCCTTCCGGTTATGAGTTCAAAGGAGGATGCCATAGGTCATTTATCTGAAACCACATTAGTTCATAATTCTGGCGATAGTTTCAAAGTAAATGTGATTCGTTCCACTGCGGGTAATAGTTTTTCTATTCCATTACCATGCGGAATGACCCTTGGAGGTGAACCACTCGAATTGTTTGAAAATTCCTTCGGGGGTGTTGAGTGTGAAATTTCCTTAGTTCCAGACAGTCAGTTTTTTTATTCTGACGATGCAGACACGACACGTGCTTACATTCAAAACGCATTTTATGAATTCACCAACCTTAAAATTGTTTGCGAAGTTCACATCCCACCACCAGACCAGTTGTCGCAGATGATGGCAAGAACTGAAGGAACTTACACATTTAATAGCATTGTATCGCTTTATTCTACTATTCAGTCATCAAATGCTATTATTTCATACAATCTTGGTTTATCGAATGTTATTAGTGCATTCCTTAATTTTGTTCCATCGTCATTTATTAATAACTTGGCACAAGATGGTTATTTAACATATTACCCAAGTTTTAAAACTGCTGGGACCATTGGAAGTGTAGATCAAGTAATTTTCCTTAAAAATGGTGAACGTCACCCATACAACTTTGATATTAACGCAAATACGAAAAATCAAAGCGGTGTAACAGTTTCAGACCCACAGATACAGAAAACATTTTTAAGTTCTATTATGCCAGAAAGCGACCACGTAAGAAGTAATGTAAGTCCGGCAACTAGTAATCGTAATTATAAGGTTTCTAGTGCTAATAATTCTTATGGGGATATGCCAAACATGGGACCTACTATCGGGGTGGGGGTGCTATATGATATGCTAGATTCTAGCGGTGAAAATTTCAAGAACGAACAATTCGGTGTCCAAATGATTACTACGGTCACTGATGCCAACCCGACAAGTGCTTATCTATTTGTTAAGTCTCGCCAGACTATGCTATTTAACGCACAAGGTATTCAGATAATCCAGTAGTTCTTTTAGAAAAAGAACTTACAGAAAAAAGTTTATTTATATTCAAAAAAAAATTTAAAAAAAATAATAATTAAAAAATATATTATATAATTATATAAAAATGGATAAACAAGATATGCCATCGCAAGAAACAATGGACGTTCAAGATGATGTCCCAAATTTAATTGAAGTTGGAGAAATTCCCGCTAATTACGCAATGCGAATTGAAACTGATATTTTAGAACCGGTCGTAAGTTCTGATACTTTCGCACGATTCAGTCTTCAACGAAAAGGTTTTTTATCGTCAATGAGTAAGTTGACTTTTTCATTAATTCCAAATGCTAGTAACGATGAAGCCTTTGTGCCGTTAGGCGTGGGGATTTTTTCGGCCATCAAAAACGCCACTTTAAAAATAGGTCAGACCACTGTTTGTGAAACCCAAGGGGTAAATATACTGGCGAGTTACCAGTCACTATTTACCACTAACGAAAGTAATAAAGAACGCGAACAGTTTGTAAATGGTCGGTGTATTTCTCACGAATCTATTTTTACTACCAATGATGATTCCCGATCCGCAACTTTTGGTTTATCTAATGGTAAATCATACAAAGGTAATAATTTAGATGTATTAAATTATGCTAACATGGATGGAAACAGACCCAAAGAATCGCCGGTTTACTCGCTTTTCCTTTCTGACCTTTTCAGTTTCCTTAAATCCAATCAGTTACCCGCCTATATGTTTGGAACCGACCAAGAAATACATGTAGAACTTACTTTCTCAAATAGCATTACTCAACGGGCGTGTATTAGCAGTGGTGATACTACCGGTTTACCTTACTTAATTGATACTACCGAACTAAAAATGATTTATGACACAATCTACTATGATGGGGATGTAATGGAAAGATACAGACAGCAGAACGCTGGCGGTATTTCCTTTTCGTATGTAGATTATCGTTTATCAACTTTTACCGGTGCACAAACTGCATTCAGTGACCAAGTATTCCAAGTTGGTGGAAATGGTCGTCTTGTAAATAAAGTTATTATAGGTGTAGTAAATTCTACCCGGTCCAATGATGAATCTATATTAAACGGTTACGTATCCAATGCCCCAAGTGCTGGAAACAAATTAACACTCAATCTAAGATACAATGATAGATTTGTATTTAGTATTGATAGGGACAATCCCGCTTTACTTTTCCACACGGTCAAAGAGACAGAAGGAATGGTACCGTTTGTTATGCGTGGTGAATATTCAAATGAAGGTCAAGCAATGATTACCGATAAAACTTTTCAGTTACATGACCAAAAAGCCGGTTTAGAAGGTGCTTTTAACTGGACTTCTATTAGACTTAATCGTGATGAAAGAGTTAATAATAAAGGAATTGAACTAACATACAAAAATACACTCACCGCGGGTAATTACACCCTTTATGTATGGACGGAACTTAAAAAGACTGCTCAACTTGTAAACGGCCAATTCTCGTGCTATTTCGCGTAAGTTAATCTAATTTTACAATATAATTTCCTTTTTTAAAATTAAATTTAATATCTTTTTTATTATTTAAATTATTACAATTAATATAATTTATATGATCTAAATCTAAAAAATTATAATATTTTATTGCTTTTCTAACAGAAGATAAATAACCATATTGATATATAGTTATACAATCACTTTTCACTTCTTCAAAATTATTATATTTTGAAAAATTAAACATATAATGGTGTTTTGCTAAATGAATTATTTTTCTTGCAATATTTACAATTACTTTTTTTTCATGTGGTTTTAAATCCTTTTCATTATTTCTATTTTTTAAATGTAATAATAATTGACGTTTCTTTGTATAACCATATTTATTTTTGATTAAATCATTTTGATTAAAACTTTTTTCAAAAAAAATTGTTAAATATTCTTTTAATTCTTTTTTATTAAAATCTTTTTCAATATAAATTCCACAATCTGACATAAACTTAATTATTTCTTTCTTTGAAAATGTTTTATGAATAATTATCATATATTTTATATTTATATTTTATTTTTACGATTACACCATTTTTGTAAATTCTATATATATAATATTTGGTAAAATGGTGTAGTAGAATTATTTTAGTTCAATAGTATAAAAAAAAATATTGAATAATAATATAATGAATATATTTAATGGTGATTGTTTAGAAGAAATGAAAAATATTAAAGATAAAACTATTGATTTAATATTTTGTGATTTACCATATGGTCAAACATCTTGTAAATGGGATTGTAAAATAGATTTAGAAAAATTTTGGATTGAAATAATGAGGATTAAAAAATTAAATACTCCTTTATTTTTTACAACAACAACGAAGTTTGGTGTTGAGTTAATTAATTCAGCACCTAAGAAATGTCCATTTAGATATGATATTGTTTGGGTCAAGTCTGCCCCCGCTGGTTTTTTATCCGCTAAGAAGATGCCAATGAGAAAACATGAAATGATATACGTATTTTATGAAAAATTACCATTTTATGATTTATCAAGTCATACTCATAAATTTATTAAAGAAACCGTAAATAAAAGAAATGGTAAAGATGGTATTGATAATAAAGGAATGATAAAAAATAGAAGTAAAACTGAAATACAAAATAAATACGACCCACCCCTTCCCGTATCAGTTGTTAATGAAAAATATACATACAAACAAGATAAAGAAAAAGATTTATATGGAACTGATATAAGAAAAGAAGTTAGACAAGGCAAGGACGTGGGTAAATCTTCTATTTATGATCCACCCCTTCCTAATACATTGTTAGAAATTAAATCAACAAGAGGGAAACATTCAACCGAAAAACCAGTTGCACTTATGGAATGGATACTTAAATATTATAGTAAAGAAGGAGATTTAATTTTAGATCCTACAATGGGTAGTGGTTCAACGGGTGTAGCATGCGAAAATATGAACCGAAATTTTATTGGTATTGAAAAAGATGAAGAAATATTTGAAGTTGCTGAAAATAGATTAAATAAATAATTATCATATATTTATATTTATATTTTATTTTTACGATTACACCATTTTTGTAAATTCTATATATATAATATTTGGTAAAATGGTGTAGGACTTAAAGAAAATTATTTTCTATATACACTTAGAAAATAAAAAAAGATTTAAAGATATTTCTATTTATTAATATAGT